CGACGTGCAGGAGCAACACCACTTATATTAGATGATATTATGGAGGCATATAATACATTTAAGTCTAGTGAATTACCCATAGAAGAGGAAATTAATTTTCAATGCAATGGGAAAGTTAGTAAATATTGGAACACTCCCATTGAAAATTTGGGAGAAGTTAGTGTTAATGGTATTAAGTTAAATACTGTAATGATTGATAAGACAGATAAAAGAAAATGGTTAGAACATGATGAGTGGCCTAATAAATATGCACCTTCTTATAAGGGAATTACAGATGATTTTCATGCAATGTATTCCAATGCACAAAAATGTATTCCAAAGTTCACACACGTTGTTGAACCGCGCATGCATGAATTGTGTGTACAGCAATACATACAACAATTTCCACAAGAAAGGGATAGGCATTTATTGACTGAATTCGAAATTATCAATGGATATGATACTATGAATAGGCTAGTGATGAGCACATCTAGTGGTATCTTATCGAAATGGTTCAGTAATGGTAAATACGATTTTTTCGATAAAATTGATGATGTTAACTATGATTTTTCAGACAAAGCAAAAACTTTTATTATTCCTATACATGGTCAAACATTTGTTAAAAGATTGTCAGATTTGGAAGATAATCTTAAACTTGGCATTGTTAAAAATAGCCCATTATGGGTTGCAACTATAAAAGATGAATTACGGAAAATTGAAAAGGTCAAACAAGGTAAAACACGGATATTTGAACAACCATCGTTGGAGTATACTATGTTAGTGCGTAAGTATTTTGGTAGTTTTCTTAATTATATTAGGAAAAACCCTGGATTTGTTACTCATAGTGCAATTGGAATTGACTATGAGGCACAATGGAAAAGTATTTTTGATTATTTACGTAGTAAAGGCAAGTATGGATTCGATGTTGACTATACAAATTACGATGGTAGTGTGTCACCACAAGCGTTTGAGTTTTACCGTAGAATTACAGATGAATATTACGGTGATAGATGTCCAGTTAGACACGGACTATTATATATATTGCAAAATTCATATGTATTGGTTGGATTTAACTTGATGAAAACAGAATTAGGTAACAAGTCAGGTAACCCTATGACTGATGTTTTTAATTCAATAACAAATGTGTATATTTTATATGCAAGTTATTTGAATGGACGTATATCAGCTGGATTGAGTCCAGATTTTACTGATTTTCATCGTGATGTAGCATTGTTGACTTATGGAGATGATGTTATTATATCAGCAGATTGCAATACACTAAAATATTTTAATCGACAGAGTGTATCTGAAACTACAACAAAATTAGGCTTTATAGCCACATCCGCAGATAAAAGCGGGAACTTACAAAAGTTCGAAAACTTATTAGAATTACAATTTCTCAAATCGAAATTTGTACCTCTAGATTGGTGTGTATTAGCGCCCAAACCAATCGAAATAGCTATTCGTGAATTGCAATTTATTAGCAAACAAAATAAGGGAGATAAACGAATTAAAAAAGATTTATTTGAGAATGCGATGCGTTTTGCGGCGCATTCCGGAAAGAGTGAAATAGAAAAATTACAACGACAGTGTGCCGATAGAGGCCACAATTTGCGATTTGATTTTGAAGATTTTATTCAAGATATAATTGATAAACAGCGGGTCTGTGGTGTACAGACTCCTACAATATACTAGTATGATAGCGTATTGAATGAGAAAGTAAATCCCAGCACCGTAAGAGCTTACTATGACAAAGA